ACCGTTACATTTAGAACACTCAGTGTATTCTGTTTTATTATCTATATACCGTTCATCTACTTGGTCACAAACGGAACACTTGAAATCAAGCATTATCCGCAATTTGTAACTCCTCGTAGGCTTGTTCGCTAACTTCTTTTAGAGATAATACCCATTGTAAGATATCTAACTGCCCTTTACGCTTGTGTAATTCTTCGTGCGTATCTACAGTAGATATATTATTATATGTATTAAATAAAGCCTGAACATCTTCTATAAATTCTTTCCACCCGATTGTTGCCATTGTGGAAAATCTATTCTCGTAATACTCTTGTAATTCTTTATCCAAGCTATTGCACTCCTAAATTAGATGTGTTATAATAAGCTTATATTATACTTACATTATATCACAAGATTACTCCATTGTCAAGGGCTTTTCCATCTGTAGTTTAACAATGTCAAGTTTCTGCATCATGTCTTTTTCTTTTAAATCCAACTCTTTCTCTTTGAACATAAGTTCAGATAACTTGGCACGACGTTCAAATTCCTTGTCGTCCGCATTACCAGCAGAAAGATTAGTGGATATTGCAGCAGCAAGTTTAGCTTGAACCTCTTGTGGTTTAAGTTGAGTTTCAACAGCAATTTGTTGAGCTTCCGCTTGTTGTTTACCTGCTTTAGAATTCAAGTCATTAGTTTGTGCAGTAATTAAACCTGCTTGCAATTGCATTTCCATTTGTTGAATTTGTTGCGCTTCAGGATTTGGTTGCATTGCTTGCATTACTTGAGCAATTAGGTTATTTTTATTAGGTAATGAACTATTGGATATTACACCTTGCATTAAGATTGGAAGGATAGGACTATCAGGACCAAGAGTTTTCATCAAGTTAATCATTTGTAGTTGCTCAACTTCACGAGCAAGCATACCCAATGAGCTAGAAGCCACAAAGCTGTAATCTTTCACAGGGAAATGGTCAGCATCAAATTGCATGAAACGGTAAGCGGCTTTCTCTACAAAAGGGATAAGGAAGCTGTCTTGGAAATTAACAAGAGTGCGTTTATTCTTTTTGATAATAGATGAAAGAGTGATAGACATCTCACCAGCACCAGCAGGGGAAGCTTGCATTGCTTGTGAATCAAGAGTGCCTGTCGCTTGTAGCAACATACCTTCAAATTTGTTAGCAATCTCAATGTTAGAAGCATCCGTTGTGCCAAACTTAAATGGCATTAAGATTTCAGCAGGATTGCCATTTGTCAAGATGGTTTTTCCTGGCCTTACTTCAAATTTACTGCCACGAGGGAGGCGTGTAGCGTCCATAGCCATCATTGGAACAGCGGTTAGGGCAAGAGAATCTAGGTGACTACGCAACTGGGCATCAATCGCCTTTTGCATATTATAACCCTTCTCGGCAATGCCACGACCCCAAAAGCGGTTAGGAATACTATCATCTTGATATGCAATAACTGGGCGGTCTTGCATCATGTATGGGTTTTTCTCTGCTTTTAGTAACTTGTTGTTACCAATAACAACGATTGCCTCTACTAAATCTCCATACTCCTCCATCAACTCGGTTTCATCTTCCTCACCAAGTAGGTCAACAATCTCCTCCTCGCCTTCAGATTCTAACAAAGCGGCTGGGACTAAGCCATAGTAGCGAATGATGTGAACTTTGTCATCATTATACTCTTGGTCAATCCAAGAAGCCTCTAGGTCTTTATTTGGTGTCGCATCGTCATCAATATCTGTGTCTTTATATACACCTTCTTTGACTTTTTGAGCAATAGTGTGAGCAGATACAAATTCCTCAATGGCAACACCCATAGCTTCCTCAATAGTTGAGGCATTTGGGTCAATAAGGAAGTTTTGTGGGTTGATTGGACGTAACGCAACATTAATTTTCTCTACTTCTTCAACACCAATCTGAATTGCGTCAGCATTTTCTAGTGGGCGAGTAGCAGGTTTAAACTCTTTGGACTTCTTGAGGGTAATTTCACCAATACCCGTACCATAGATAGAGGCAAGGAGAATAACATCACCAACAGATTTACGGATTTTATTCTTTTTAAAACATTCCTTCATGTATTGCTGTAAATATTCGATATCCAAAGGGTCTTCATCACCCATGTTATCTTCAATCTCAAACAAATGGTCGCCTTGACCAAATACAGCTTCCTCAATCTCAGCTGTGTGATTCTCAATAGCTTGTTGCAGAGCAGGAGAAGTAATGCGACTACGCTCTGAGCTACGAGTTAAGTCCTCGGCTGCCCATACACCACGCCACAAGCGTTCGTATTCTTTCCAATCAGACAAATAGTTGTCATCACGGTGGTCACGCCACTCGTCCGTATAACTAACAATCCATTCTACTAATTTATTTTGCATAGCGTATCCTATTTTTTACTTTTTAAAGGGTTAAATTTTTCTAGAGCAGTGCCTTTTTTGTATCCACCTGAAGCATAACCAATAGCTTCATCCTTAGATTTCATTGGTAAATAATTACCTGTTCGTAAGTTATATTCCATTGCTTTATATGGGTCATTAAATTCGTATAACTCGCCTGTAGGCATTTTTACAATAGTTGGGAAAACATACCAATTACCTTTCTCATCTACTTCAGCAGACATTTTATGAGTAGAGATTGAACCATCTTTATTTGTTATATAAGGATAATCATTTGGGTTATTGATTCTATCTAAAAATTCAGGTTTATCCATACTAATACCCTGCTATTGCGTCCATTGGTTGATATTCTTCTTCTTCAAAACTATTTGAACTTTCTACTATTTGTATTTGGTCAATGTATGCCAAGGCATCAATAAGGTCATCATGCAACTGTGAGTTAGGAAAGTTGACAAGTTGGTCAATGAATTCATTATTCCATGTTCCCTCATTTAGCGTAACCTTCCCGTGCTCGAATCGCCCTTGGAGTGCCCACATGATACGGTCTGTTTTCTTTTGATTGCCATGAGTGACATCGTCAATGCGGAAGTAGTGATTATGCCTACGCATAAGGTCTGTAAGGTAAGGGTGAGCAGCATTTTTTAAACTTCCTTTTTCAATTCCAACAGCAACAGGTTCATATTGAACAACAGCCCTCATTATCTGAGCGCAAGTTTCTTGAATATCCCACCTACCATGCAAGATGTCTGCAACCCACCAACCACCTTCGTGCACCTTAACAACAGCTATTGCCGTTTCATCCAGCTTTTTATTCTTATTCCCTGATTCTCTATCCACATTGATAAAACCAGCCAAGTCAACAGTAATGAAAAAACGACCTTCAATAGGTTCTTCTTCATCTATTTTTATCCATTCTTCTTTAAACAAGTCACGGCTTGCTGCTTCAAACGATGCCATGAACTCTTGGCGGAACGCAAAAGATGACATACTTTGTTTAGCATTATCAAACTCTTTTGCTGGAATAAGGGGATTATCATAGGAAGTAAAATGAAACGCTTTCCACTCATCATCTCTCTCACTTTCCGCATATTTAAACAATTCGTAGAAATGATTTCTACCTTTAGGTGTCCCGATAAATACCGCACCACCCTGAACGTCTGACAAGGCTGGGCGTAAAATCTGTTCCCAAACATTTGGCTTTAAGTCAGCATACTCATCGATTACAAGGAACGCTAAACCCACACCCCGTAGAGTGTCAGGTCTATCTGCACCCTTAAGGTAAATCTTACGACCATTAACTAAAGTAAGGACAGAGGTATTCTCATGTGCCGAGGCAATGACATCATGCCCAATCTCTTTTAACAATCCCCACAAGATATCTTTTGCTTGTTGGTAAGTTGGGGCAACATAGAAGACATCCTTCTCTGTCGACTTCAGGGCTTCAATAATAAGAAGCCAAGCGGCTAACCGACTTTTACCAAACCGCCTACCAGCAGCTAAAATCTTAAAACGGTGGTTGTCGTTAAATACTTCTAATTGCTTCGGGTGAAGCTTGACATTTAAATCTGCCATTAATAGGAACCATCGTAAGCGTCTAGTTTAGCTTTGCCTGTATCTACTATTTTCTTAGCTTCTGCCATCATCTCAGGGAGCGTCTTTACTCGCAATCCTAATTGCACACCTAATTTATTATTATATAAATCCATTTCCCGTTGGTCTGATGGTTGTAGTGGAGCACCAACAAGAGGTATATATGATTCGTGCATATTACCTAAAACATTAGCTGTTGGTTGACCAAATTGGTTTGCTGTCATTGCTTGCCACAAGATATGCCTATACGCATCTCGTTCTTTAGTTGACTGCTCTTTACTTGGATAAACACTTTCAGCATTATTTGTAGCAAAATCTTTTATTTGAGATAAAGAATATTTTGGCATTGTTGCCACACCATAAGGGATGAAATCACCTGCTGCCATTAAAAGTTAAAACCACCAGTTAATTTAAATTCATAACCTTTAGGTGTTATATTACCTGAGGCATCTATAAATCCATTATTAAATAGTTCTTTGCGAATCTGTGCTTGAACAGCAGGGGTTTTTGTATAACCATCATAATTAACATTAAAACTAGCATCCATAGATTTATCTTCCATTGGTATATTAAAAGAGGTATCTAAAGATTTATCAGTAGCGTTCACTTGAAACCCATCTCCCATATAACTTCCTCTAATGCCATTAGGTCTTGCTTCAACATTAAAATTATCGCCACCATAACGATAGTACATATCTTTAGGTGCGTTTAAACCTTTTGAATAACCAACAGTTCCAACAGGGGTATTATAATTAACATCACCAATCAATGCACCACGATTGGCATCTGCCATAGCATTTAGGTTTAAATTACCGATAGATTTATTATAAGACCAATTAGTAGGTCTATTAACAACACCAAATGCAGTAAAATCACCAGCAGCCATTACTCATCATCCTCAATTATTTCAGCATCCTGCACATCATCGTTGTCATAGGTGGAAGTTTCCACTTGACCAATCCCCGTGATGGATATATTAATTTGATTACCCTTACCACTAGCCTTAGATAAATAATCAGCAGGGATTATTCGGTCAGCCACCAACTTAAGACACGCCATTTGGTCAGCATCGCCATCAGTTAGGGCTTTGTCCAATATCTTTTGGATTACCGCCTTACCCTTGCTGTTTAATAAACCAGCTAATATTTCTTGGTGTCTTGCCTTCTTGCTAACGGGTAGTATGCGATTTGCATCTCGTTTAGCATTAATAGGGGTTTTAGGGATAGGTTTAAGTCCCATCTCTTGCCGCTTGTAATTCTCACGAACTAAAGCAGGGCGACCAGCACCTATTCGTTTACCACCCTTCTTCTTTTTCTCAACAACAGGAGCATCAACTGTTGTTTCTTGAACAAGGATATTTATGTTTGGTTTTGGGTTCACTTAGAATTATCCATTTGTTAATACTCTAATTATACCATATCATTTAGCTTTTGTCAATAACAAGTAGTATTTATTATTAGAATATTATGTTCTTGACTTTTATTTAAAACTGTGTTACCCTAAATACTATATAGTACTAAGTAGTTACTTAGTTATATATTAATAATATATTATATTAATATTATTATATATATATATTAAATATATTGTCCTACGGAAGTGAAATGCGGCAGCATGAACCGAAGTTGTCAATACCATCTGTTTAAAGCTCTATAGCTTGTTGTTGTCCTCAAGTGATATGTTGGTATCAATAAACAATTATCTCTTGTCCTAGGCACCTTCCTGTGCGTCCTAGATACCTTTCTTGTTCTATGTAGATAGTGGTATCTGTCCTGCTTCCCTAATTTACCTTTTTTGTGGTCGCTGTGATACCTATAAATATTTATAAAATTATAAAACATACCCCCCCCCTATCCAATACAACTATACAGTTATATAGCTATACAGTTATGTAGATATTACAAAGTATTTATTAAATTATGTAAATTTTACATATTGTGCAAAGTATGGTTGCGTTGTGGTGCCATAAGGCTAGGTAAATTTATTTAATTATCCAGTTCAACAATGAACAATAAAGATTATGTAATTTATTTATATATAATTGTTTTAATATAACAAAATAGTATTTGACAAAGGTTTATTATTAAGTTATTCGCGTGCGTTCCTATTTAATATATCGCTGTATTATTATTGATAAATAAAACTTATGGATAATCTATTATTGATTAAAACAAATGTTTATATAATGCTTGCTTTATTATTTCAATGTTATATAGTGAACACATACCGCACTTAAGCGGGAATTCAGACAAGGGGTATTAAAATGCGAAACACTTTAATTGCTATATACTTAGATTATGTTAATAATTATCTAACTTATGAACGCTATGCAGAGTGCAACGGCTTGCACGATAGCGAGGCTAGAACCTTAATTGAGTTAGCTCGCACTGTTTATAATTCTAATCATCCTGAGGCTTAAATCATGTGGAAAATAAAAGCTTTTAAAACGCAAGCGGAACTATCTCGTTGGGTTCAACGCAACTATGGCAAATATCAGTTTGTAGATATTTTTCTAAATAACGCTTATGGTGTAGAATACAGACCACTAAGAAAAATATACTAGAATTATCTTTTAGCCCATTGTTTCGGCAGTGGGTTAAGGGGCTAATTCCAGCCAATTCTGAAAAGGTAAACAAAATGGTTATTATTAAAACTAAATACTTAAGCGCAACAAACACCAAAGGCTCACGCATTAAAGCGAGTGCTAATGGCTTTACAGCCACAATCAGTTATGACTATGCCCTAAGCTATGAAGCCGTGCATTATAAGGCGGTGCAAGCCTTAGTAGCTAAGCATAACCTAGACTGGGATATATCGAACATGGGTTATGGTTCAGACGATACAGGTTATTATTTCACATTTAACCATTCTGTAATGGGGGCTTAATCATGAATTATTCTGTTGAAATAAACGGGCAGGTTTGGGTTTTTACTTATGAATGGGACGCAAAACACTTTGCAATTGACGAAGCTTATAATGGTGTTAAAAACATTTTTGTTAAGTGTTATGATAAGACTGTTTATAGGGTTGCCGCTTTTGGCTCATGTTTCGCTTGTGAAAGGGTTTAATTATGTTCAAACTAATATCAAACCAAACTCGCACCATGTATGGCAGTTATTTAGAGCTTATGTATTTATCCCGTGTTTATGGGTTAACGGGTAGGCAATTCAAAATCGTTCATGTGACAGAAAAGGGGTAAAAAATGGGATACCGTAGCGAAGTGAAAAGTTTAATTTATGGCTCTTACGATGAGATGGCGAAGTTTAAAACCGACAATGCGGAATTGTGCGAACAATTAGCAGAGGATTTTGGGGCAGACATCGAACAACTAAATAATGGCGATTATGAAATAATCTATTTAGACTGCTCTTATAGTAAGTGGTATGATAGCTATGCGGAGGTAATCCGATGGAACAACCTATTATCCCTTGCTAATGAAGCGGAACTTATGACAGAATTCGTGCGCATTGGTGAGGAAGCTGGGGACATCGAACAGGAATATTCGCAGACCGATTGTGAATATTATCTTGAAACAGTAAGCACAATTAACGCTAATTTTTAAGGGGTAGAATATGGCTTTATATCTAGTAACATCAAGGCAGACAGTTTACGAACAAACCGAAGTGGAAGCCGACAGCGAACAGCAAGCCCTAGAATTCGCCTTTGTGAATTGTAGCGACTTGGAGTGGGATATTAGCGACGCTGGGGACTTTGAGTGCTATCACGCTTTAGAATTAAAGGGGGCTTAAAATGCAAGACCATATAAATTATCGTATTATGACTAAAATTAACAACTGGTTTGCTAATGACAATGAAGTGTGGGATTATGACAGCACTTATTATAAGCCAGCAGATACAACCTTCTATTGCAACCATTGTCAGACGCATAAAAGCATTAAACTGCAGAAGGTAACATTTGACAGCTTAAACCGTAAGCAAGTAAGATGCACGGCTTGTGCAAGTAGGATAACTAAACCAATTAAAGGGGTAAAAAAATGATATCAAATAAACAAATTATATTTTTAATAATAATATTTTTAACGGTTTTATATATGCTATTTGCAAAAATCGTTTACAATAACCCATCTGTTTTTAGTATCGCAGTTTTAACACTAACAACAGTTTTAATGACAATTTTATTTTTTGAGGAGTTAGACAAATGACTAAAAAATACAAAGACGCATGGGACATTTCGCACTATAAATATATCTCTTTGCATGGAACCGACCGAAACTGTTTAAACGATGTGGACTGGGACTATAAGCGAGAAAAACAACCATTGTTTGGTCAAATAGCGGACACTTTAGCCTTTATAGGGGCGACTTGCCTACTGGCTGTGGTTATCGTATTACTTTCTTATTAAAACAAGCGAGAGGTGCCTTAAAATGTATTACATCATCAATAAAAGCGGCAAGCGACTATCACAATTCGTGCCGAATGATATAAAACCAAAACTTTTGTTTAGAAAAAATGATTATTATTTTTATGCCACAAGCAACGAAGCAATACATCATTTAGAATATATAAACACGCATGGAGTGGGTAAAAACCTATCAATAGTTAAAGGGGCGGATTATGTCTTATTGTAATGATACCAACGAGCAATTATGCCGTGAGGTGCAGCGTTTAAACATCACTGACGAATTAACAAACGAAATTTTAACTAGGCTAATGGATTTAGACGAGATTTTATATAAATTTGACTTAACACCAAATAGCCTATATTCTGAACTGCTTAAAATTCAACAAGTGAGGGAAATTATATGGGATTAACTAAAGTTTACACAATTTGGGAGTGCGACGATAAAACCGACGATTGGACTAGATGGAGTATGCCTAAAACCTATTGGGCTAGTAAAAAAGAAGCGGAAAACTTTTTGCTTGAGTATTGGAAAGATTTAGACTTAGGACAAGAGGATTATAAGATGGACAACTTTCAAATAGAAGAGGATTTTATATAATGAAAATCAAATGGACTTCAGTATTTACTTTCGATGTATATTTTTATGATGGTTGGGAAAATTGCGTAAGGTTTCGCATATTAGATGGGGCTTTAATCCCTTGTAAAAAATATGGCAAAATCCCTGACAATTTCATGCAATTAACCGAAAATCGCTGCAAATCACGGAAATTACAGCCTAAACACAGCGTTTAAACACTCTTTGTCATGGGTATAGGGAACCTGAGTTTTATGTTGTATTTTTACAACAACCTGTTATAATAGTGTTGCTTTTTGACAACATTTATTATAAGGAAATAAAATGAGGTGTTTGGCTTGTGATTGTGAATTATCAGATTTAGAGGCTATTCGTAAAGATAGTCATGGGGTATATGTGGACTTTTGCAACAAGTGTTATCAGTTTACGAAAGACGAAATCACATATATTGAGATTGAAAGAGAATTGCAAGGAATTATAGATGAGTAAGTTTATTCAATTCACACCTTGTGAAAAATGCGGCTCAAGTGATGCAAATGCAGAATATGACGACAGCTATTATTGTTTTAGCTGTAATAAATATACTCCTAAACTTAGTTTAAAGCGTTTTAAGGCGATAAAAGAGGTTAAGATATGCAACGGTATCACTTTGGACACAAAACTCGATGGCGGTGCCTTAAAATGGCTTTTAGGGTATGGTTTAACGAGTGATGAGATAGCACAATTCACTTATGCAAGGGAAAGAATTGGAAAATATGGCTTAATGCCATGTGAACTGCTGGTTTTATATTCTAGTAACGATTATTGGTGCGCTAGGAACTTTGGCAAGGGTGCAAAATACTTGACGAGTGGCACAAAACCCTTTTTAAAGTATGGGTTTAATCAAGATGTATTGGTGTTTGTCGAGGATATAGTGTCTGCTGTCAAGGTTGGACGACAATTTACTGCTGTTCCAATGTTAGGCAGTATGCCCTCTCAAGATGCGGCAAGCCACCTAGAAGGTTACAAGAATGTTTTTATATGGAACGACATGGACAAGGCAAAAGATGCCATTAAAACGGCTAGAAACCTGTCTGAAAGACTTAACAAGAGGGTTAGGGTTGTAATATCCCCAAAAGACCCTAAAGAGTATGACGATAATGCAATAAAAGATTATATATATAATAATATAATATATTAAATATATATATTATATATTATTAGGGTAACATAGATTTCCTATGTTGTCAATAAGCAAATTCAAGAGGTATTAAAATGATAGAATATAGCATATTGAAGCTATTTTTAGAGGATAATGATTTATATGAAAAATATCATACATATTTAAAACTAGATTTTATTAAAACAGATTACCCACTACTGTTCAAGCTGTTCAAATCGTTGCCAGCTAAAAGCGTAGGGGAACTGGAAGCAAAATATCTAACCTTGTATCCTGTTTTAAAAGATGGTGATAGAAAAGTTATAAGTGAGTTATTGGCTACTGTTGATAAGACCGAGGTCTATACCCAATCAATCGTTGATTATATGCAACAACACTATTCACAATCCGTTGCTAGTGAATTATCCCTTGTGGCGATTGATGTTGCCGAGGGGCGCAAGAAGGTAGAGGACTTAGCACCTATCATTGATAAACTGGAATTATCGGTTGTAGATGAGATTGATGAGATAGAATGGGTAACAACTGACATCGAGGAACTTATGGACGAGGAGGAATTATCACTTGGACTGAAGTGGCGTTTAAACGCACTCAACCAATCACTCGGACCACTACGCAAGGGGAATTTCGGACACATCTTTGCCCGTGTTGAAACAGGTAAAACCGCCATGTGGATAAGTGAAGTTACCTTTATGGCTGAACAGGTAGAACAACCAATTCTCATATTTTTCAATGAGGAGGGTGGCAAGGATATTGTATGGCGAATGTATTCTGCTGTTACAGGTTTCACCTACATGGAATTGAGTAACAACATTAAGAAAGCCAAAGCGATATGGGACGAGAAAATTGGTGATAAGATTAAATTCATTGACCAACCCTCGCTTGTTGAACGCAAGACAATGGAAAAGCTTATAGAGCAAGTGCAGCCATCGCTAATTATCATTGACAACATGGACAAGGTTAAGGGTTTTGTTGGTGATAGGAAAGATTTGGTGTTGCATGAGATTTACAAGTGGGGGCGAGATATTGCTAAGACCTATTGCCCTGTAATAAGTGTTGGACAAGCGGACAGCACAGGGCATAATGACCGCTACATCAATGAAAGCCAAATGGCAGACAGCAAGACCAGTAAGCCATCGGAACTAGATTTTATTATTGGTATTGGTAGGACAGACAAAGAGGGATATGAGAATGTTAGGTATATAAATATCCCCAAGAATAAACTACGGGGCGATACTAACACCGTAGAGGCGATGCGCCACTTAAAGGGTAAGGAAGTGCTAATCGTGCCCCATTTATCAATTTATCAGGATATGTAAAATGAATGTAAAACCCTTGGACATCGAAACATCGACGAGCAATTTCGGAAACCCTTTTGATAGTAATAATGTTGCTTGTTTTGTTGGTGTTGGTGAGAATGTTTATAAATTAGAATATGACGACGAGCCGTATGGCGATGCCTTGAAGCAAATACAGCAAGAGATTAACGACTGTGATTTACTCATCTTTGTAAATGCTAAATTTGATTTATCGTGGCTTTCCCGATATGGCATTAGGTTTAATCACAAACGAATTTGGGACACACAACTTGTTGATTTCATGTTGTCAGGGCAAACCGAGAGTTACCCAAGCATGAATAGCATGGCGATTAAGTATGGATTACCCTTGAAACCCGACATCAAGACTAAATACTGGGAGAATGGCATTGACACAAAAGAGATACCAAGAGAGGAAATTGTTTCTTATTTGCAAGAGCATGACCTACCGACAACACGTGCGATTTATGAGATACAGAAGGAACTTGTCGAGGCTAAGGGGACAGCGTTTAAACGCCTTGTTTCCCTACACAACCAAGACCTGATTGTCTTACAAGAGATTGAGTATAATGGTCTGCTGTTTGACGAGGGGGCTTGCTTGAAACAGGCTGAGGTCTTAGGTAAAGAGATTGAGGAGTTACGGGCATCGCTGTATGCAAGCCATTCAATCCCTGAGTTTAACACCGAGAGTGGCGACCACCTATCTGCCTTGTTGTATGGTGGCACTATCACAATTCCCCGTAAAGAGGTTGTAGGGATTTATAAGACAGGCGACAGGAAGGGACAGGAGAAGCTGGGTTGGAAAGATTATTCATTCTATATGCCACGGCTTGTTAAACCCTTGGTGGGAAGTGAACTTAAGAAAGAGGGTTATTGGGCTACTGGGGCTGATGTGCTAAAATCCCTTAAGCCAAAAGGTGAGGCAAAGAAAATAGTGGACACCATCTTGGAACTCGCTAAACTAGAAAAGATAGTATCAACTTATTATTTAGGGTTGCCAGCGTTACGAGAGAAAATGAATTGGGGTGTGAATATGTTGCACGGGAACCTCAACCAATGCGTTGCTCGGACAGGGCGCCTATCATCAACTAAACCCAACCTACAAAATATTAGTGGGGATATGAAGGGTGTGTTTGGGAGCCGTTATGCTTAACAAAGATAAACGCTTTGATATAGATTTAGCTTATGGTAATATCTTTGAACAAAAACTGTTGGATATGTTTAAACATAGCAAGGTGGAAGTTAAGACTGAAAGAGATTTTTGGGCTAAGTCAGGAAATATAGCTGTTGAATACTATTCTAGAAATAAGCCAAGTGGTATAACTACAACTGAAGCTGACTACTGGTTTCATAACTTAGCAAGGGGTGATGAGTTATTGGCTACAATCGTTCTACCAACTGAAACACTTAGAACCTACATTGGTAAAACACACCCAAGAATGGTTACTGGTGGAGATAATGGCACATCTAGACTTTATTTAATAAATATTGAAAGATTATTTAAGGAGTTATATGCTGTATGAACGGAACGGTTGGAGGAAACACGATGGCTCACCTGAATGTTATGAGCCGCCTAATAGTTTGATTGAAGTGGAAACTTACAGCTCACAGGGCAATTATGTTGTTAAAGCAAGCCAGCTAGATTGGCAATATGTTAAATTTTATAGGGTGGTAAATGATGAATAATGAATTAAATTTATTATTTCCAATACCAGTTATGGTAGGAAAGCTCGATAGGGATTTTACAGAAGAAGAACTTAGTGTAATACAAGAGCATAAAAATCATTTGATGGCTAACTATGGTAATAAATCCACCATAAATGCTTATATCTTAGATATGCTTGAATTAAAAGAACTTAAGGATTATTTAACTACTTTTCTTAATCATTATTTACAAGAGATATACATTCCTAAATATCCTTTAGAGGCTTATATCACACAATCTTGGTTAAATTATACAGAGGAAGGGCAGTATCATCATCTGCACTCACACCCTAATAGTTTTATATCAGGGGTTATTTATATTAACGCTTCTAGAGATAAGGATAGTATTAAGTTTCATAATCCATCTACTAAGCAGATAGCAATAGCAGCAAAACAATATAACACAGTAAATGGGGATGCTTGGGGAAGAACTGTGGAATCAAAAGAGATTGTATTATTCCCATCATATTTGCCCCACTCTGTTGAAAAGACAGATACAGATATTACAAGAGTAAGCCTAGCATTTAATTCGTTTTTGCGAGGAACCCTTGGAGAAAATCTTAGATATAACGAACTTAAATTATAGGAGAATGATAATGCCGTGTAACCAAAACTGTAATCAAGGACGCAACTGTGATTGTTCAAAAGACAGGAATATAGATAGAGCCACCGTAGTGGTAGTAACCCTTATGCTCATTGCTTTTGTTTCTATGGGATATGGCGTATGGAAGCTTTTTAATGGAACTAAAGGGCAAGAGTGTGAAATAACATTTCAGTTTAAAGACAGTAAGGCTACCTACATAGGGAAGACTGTTTGATATATCACTTTTTTGAGTTTAATTATGTACGTAGGTCTACACTTTTAGTTTAGTTTTGAACTAAAACTGTTACTTATAGGCAACATAACTACCAAATTGTACACTTTGTGTCACATAATTTAAGAAATATTACAGACAAAGGAAATAGATATGAAAATATACCTATCTAATTATAGATACCATTGGATAAGCCCATTGAAAATAGCAGAGAAGTTGTGCTTTTGGCGAGAAATTGAATATCACGAACCGTGGGTAAAGCGTTTAAACAACATCTTATACCCTGTCATGTCGATTTTGCAGAAGGTTTTAGACACAATCCACCCTCGTGTCGAATATGTGCACATTGATGAATATGACACATGGAATATGAATACCACCCTTGCTAAAATCATCCTACCAATGCTTAAACAGCTAAAGGAAGACAAGTATGGATATCCAAGCACTCTTACTGAAAAGAAGTGGAATACCATAGTAGATGAGATGATTTGGTCGTTTGAGCAAGTGTTAGATGACGAAAGTGATGAGAAGTTTTGGACAGATGGGATTGATTGGGATGGACTAAGGGCGCATAATAAGCGAATAGATAAAGGGCTTGCTTTATTTGGTAAATATTATAGGAATTTGTGGGATTGATTATGACACAAGCAGAACTTGAGGAATTGACTTAT